TCTGTGCTACGCCATGAGATTTGTTCAACTCATTGACGAAATCCATAGTGCTTGAAAAGCTATTCTCCCCCATGTTTTTGCTCCATTAAATCCGCAATCAGTTTCAAAGCCGTGGTAAAGGCAACCATTTGTTCTAGCACCTTTGCTTCTAGTTCATCAATTTTCATCTGCATCATATCCATGCGCTGTTGTGTTTCTTCATCCATCCTCTTGCTCCACATAAAATTCTGTTGCCCACATAACTAACTGGCTTCTGCCGCTAAACGCCTTACGCTTGCGGTGGTCTACGATAACCAGCCCTTTCTCTTTAAGCTGCTTGTATCTAGCGGTTACACTGCTGTATCGGTGATGCGATAGCTTTGATAAAACCTGATCGGATATGCAGCCCTTTGCCCCAAAGCCTTGTATCGCCTCAAGAACAACTTGCTCCATATGGCTTGTGTCAACGCTCTCAGCAGCCTCACGGCTTGTCACTGGATCATCTCGCCTGACCAGCTTGTGTGGCGGTGTGTAAAATAAATCAAACATATCGTCCGAATCTTGCACTGTAATCATTTCCAGAACTCCCTCGCTAGTTTGAGTATGTGTGGCCCATGTTTCCTTGCGATCTCCGTAAAGTCTGGGGCAACAAGGCCAGCTAGTGTGTGCCAGTTTCCGTTAGCGGCACGAATCAAATTTTGTGTAGTAATCCAACTGCGTTTCACATCCTGATAGACTTGCTCAAGATGTTGCTCTTGTAGCAGTTCGCAGTTGTCTTCATCCCAGATATGAAAACCTGACGCAGTGACTTGTAACAACGATGGCTTTTGACCTGTCGCTCTCCAATAAACTGACATCTGTTTGATATTGTTTTCGCTAGGCTGCAAATCCGGCTTTGGTATGCGCCATGTGCGTGTGCCATCTTTTTTCAGTGGGTTTCTCTGTGGCATTTTGCATTTGAGATCGCACAGTACATCACTACCATAAAAGTCACGGAACATCATAATCTTTACATCAAGTTCTGGAACAGAGTGCCAAGTTACATGTTCTCCGTTCACAGTGTTAAGGCCGTGTTTGTTTTGCCAAGCTTTCAAGCCTTCAAGAGCGTTGCCAAGCATATCAGGCAGGTGTTCCCTAAATGCCTCATGTTCCTCTCTGTCTTTGCCTTCGTCCCAATCACGCGGCACATACTCATCAAAGTCTGCCATCATGTGTCTTGTAGCTTCAGCGATACTCATACCTTCCTGCTTGCCCTTTTCTGGGTCAAAGTTTTCCAATCCCTCGACACGGCGCACACCACCCTCAACGGTACGTCCTGTTAGCATAGGAGCATTATCCGGAAACTGTATTCCGTGTTGCGATCTAAGCCACAACTTAAATATCATTTCGTATTTTGGTGACGTTGCGCCACTCGCGCTATCGTGTTTGTAAATATCCATGCTTGACCTCACTGCTAGTTCTGGTAAGGTAGCCTAATGTCTACAAACGGTCAACAGTTAAAGTTGAGAAAAGTTATGACACTGAAAGAATATATACAAATCAACAGGATAAGCCAAGCTAGGTTTGCTAGGCGTTGTGGTATATCGCGGTCAGCTATCAATCATTTCATAGCTGGTAGGCGTTATCCAAACCCTGAAACAATGCGTCGGATTCTATTGGCTAGCAATGGTGAGGTAAAACCAAATGACTTTTTTAACGAGGCAATGTTACAAGTGCAGCGGTAAAGGTTTCCGTTACGTCAAAGACTGGTTTGATCCTACTGATGTAGTGCCTGAAGACTGTGACTTGTGCAATGGTACTGGTAAGTTGCAATTAAAAAAAATACAGGACAGTTGTAATGAAACGAAACAAAGCTCTTGATAAAGTAAAAAAACTTATAAGTGTAGAACGAGCAATAGAACATGGCGACATGCACCAAAACTTTTTAACTATTTCAAAGTATTGGTCAAACCATTTAGGAGTTGATGTTTCGATTAACGATGTATCTGTTATGATGTCTCTTTTAAAAATTGCACGAATCAAATCAAATAAAAAAAACTTAGATAACTACTTTGATGCAATTGGATACTTAGCTCTGTCCATTGAAACACTGGATTCAAAAGAATGACAAGACAGAAGGATGACTTTTACCCTACTCCGTTGATTGCCACTGAAGCATTGTTAGACCATGAAAGTTTTATTGGTGACATCTGGGAACCAGCTTGCGGCAATGGTGCTATATCTGCGCCTGTCTCTCTATACCACAACGTTATCAGCACCGACCTCAATGACTACGGCTTTGGCGATTCGGGGGTAGACTTTCTTATGGAACAAAAACTTGCAGCCCCCAACATCATAACCAACCCACCATACAAACTGGCGCAACAGTTCATACAAAAGGCCATTGATCTGGGTGCAAAGAAACATTGCTGGTTGTTGCGTCTGTCATTCTTGGAAGGCCAGCAACGCCGTGTCTCTCTCTTTGACAAACATAGGCCAGCTAGGGTCTGGGTGTTCTCTCAACGGCTGACAATATGGCGCGGTGATGAAGAACCAAACGGCAACGGCACAACCGCTTACGGCTGGTTTGTTTGGGAAGGTAATGCAACAGAAACAAGGATTGATTGGGTATGACTGACAGTAGAGAAAAAGGGCGAAAGTTTGAATTGCAGATACTAAACTACATAAAAGATCATTTAGGTGAGCAGTTGCCAGAAGTTCCAAGGCGCAACCTCTCTCAATACCAAGTAAAAGGTGAGGCTGACATTTTGATCCCCGGCTATAGCATCGAGTGCAAGGCTTATGCGTCTGGTGCAACTTACAAAGAGGCATGGTGGCGTCAATGTTGCGAAGCATCCGGTGATAGGTTCCCGGTGTTGATATACAAGTTTAACAACCGTCCAATTCGTTGTGTCATACAGCTTATGGCGGTGTGTCGCTCTTTCTCTTATGACCCACGGCTTGTTGCAGAAATGTCACTAGCTACTTGGATTCAAGTTGTGCGTGAAAGTTATGGGGTTGACAAGAAAAATTGACTTGATAAAATCGCGCTTGCGCGTTCCTTAAAGCAATGCTTAAATAAAGCATGCTCAAATAAAGCCTGCTCAAATAAAGCATGCAAAACAATCCATTTGTAAATAAAAAAAAGCATAGCCCAAGCTTTAAGGCTATGCTTTAAGATATTGCCACGCGGCATTGCTAAGTATTTAGCTTTTTCTCTCTCTCTTTTTGACTGTGAAACCAGAAGCTAGCGTCACTCCATCAAGCACTGTTTCAATGATGTCTAAATGTTTTTTACTTTCTCCATGTAATTCTAAATCAGCTTGCATAAATCTTTTATGCACTTTTCTGCGCTTTGCCATAGTGCAATCACGCAAATAGTGTCGATACTCATAAGCCCAAAAATACGCCAAGCCTAAATAGTTGCTTGTACCGACAAAAGTTTTATCTAATTCAAATATACCTTCAAATGCTTCAAAGGTTAGTTCACGACTATTAAAGTCTATAATTGCATTGCTGCTCATTGGTTCAACTCCCTCTCTCTTTCTGCCTCTTTTTACGATTATCAGAAAAATGCTTCATTTTTGAGCAATCAACACAAAGACCATTTGAAACAAGTCTGTCTGATATGTGTTGATTACTACATTCTTCACCTGTAAAAAAATATTTAAGTCCGCCTAGTCGTGCTCGTTCTCTTGTAATGCGTCTGTTGACATAAACGTCGTGGCTAACTAGGCGTAAAGCCTTTCTCAATTCTACCCATGTTGGCGCGTTATCCATCCCATCGCCCTTTCTCTTTCAATGATTTCGTTTCTCTTTAAGCAGTTGTGCAGCTTGGTCACTGTGTCTGGCACATGCGTCTCGCCAGACTCATAGTTTCTTATTGTTCGTGCTGTTACGCCTAGCCTCTCTGCCATCTTTTGCTGGCTGATGCCTAATTGTAGACGTTCAAGCTTGATTTTTTTTGCATCCATGTTATTGTCCTCTCTGCATGTGTAACCTCATTGTTTTCATGCCTTGTTGATTTTGCTAGTTGACGAGTGAGAGCCGCCAAAGCGCAATGCCTTGGCGGTTTCTCTTTTAGTTTTCCATTTCAACAAAATCGTAATTCATCCACAAGTCTTCCATTTCATCTTCAGATATTGGGTGCAAGTCTTTTGACTTGCCTGTATCCCAGCCTAAAATGACATAGGTAAACTTTTTTATTGTCCAAGCTTTTTTGTGGTATGTTTCTTCTGCTGGGATCTCTTCCCAACCGTAACAATACCGATCAATAATCTTGATATATTCCCAGCCTAAATTTGTGTTGGGCTTGTCTCTCAATTTGAATACTGCGTTAATCATTGCTTTTCCCTCTCTCTTTTACTGGTTAAGTTGAAAATGATTCTGGTCTAGTGATATTGTCATCACATACCCACGAGCATCACGAAGCCCAACTTCATAAACAAACTCGCCGTTTCTCTG